CGATCCAAACGGATATCCCGAAGGAAGATTTCTACTCGATACTCTCAAAACTTTAGGATACGAAGATCGCGTCAATCTCAATGGAGTGTTATTGAGTGCAATTACTAAAGATTATGGATATCTCGCACCATACATTGATTATGGTAATGATAGCGATCCCACGAATCAAATTGGATCAATTGAAAGATTCGATGGTAAAGATTATATTATTGTCGGTCATGGTCATCAATTCGAACTTAATAAAACTGATGGTTTTGCTGATGATTCAAATAATATGACTTGCGATGATTGCGATGATCGATGCTCCGAATCCGATATTGTTTATTCTGAATATCACGATCGAAGCATATGCGAAGATTGCCAAGATAATTACTATTATGCTCATACTTCTAGGCATGATTCTGATTATGTTCATGCTGATAGTGTTGTTGAAGTAAGAGGTGAATATTATACCGAGGATTGCTTAGATCAATTTGACATCTATCAATGTGAAGAGAGTGGATCATTTTATCCAATTGAAGAACTCTACTCAACTTCTCGAGGCTTCGTACATGATTCATATTGCCTCCCTATCGATCACGAAGATCAAGATGGGAATGATTATGCTCATCGAGATGATGTCGCAGCCCTATCGGATGGCTCAACTTGTCATGAGGATGATTTCACAAGACTTCAAGAAGAACTCGAAGAGGAAGAAAAAGAAGGAATGATTATCGAATCACACTTTCTCTATCCTTCCAAGCCAAATGATATTAATGGATCAACTTTAAAGGATCAACCAAATGAATAAACTTCTCGACATCTTAACTTTCCGAAGAGAACATAATTCGGAAGGTGAAGAGGCTTTTATAAAAAAGTATTTATCAAACTTTCAAACTTACCACGATCCGAATGGTGAAGTGATTGCCTTCGTATATGACAATCACGATCCAAAATGTAAGCAAAACATTTTATGGTCATGTCACATCGATACGATGCACCGATCCAATCCTTCGCAAGTCACTCAAGAAGTATATTGTGATACTTTCAACACGGCATTCGTAGATGATACGGCCGATTGCCTTGGTGGTGATGATGGTGGAGGCATTTTCTTATTATTAGAGATGATCGAGGCCGATATCGAAGGAACATATATCTTTCACCGAGGTGAAGAAAAAGGATGTATCGGATCAAAAAGCATGGCATTGAATCACGAGGATTTTCTCAAACAATTCACTCATGCGATTGCCTTTGATCGTAAAGGCACAACTTCGATCATAACTCACCAAGCCTATGGTCGATGTGCATCGGATCGATTTTCGCAGCATATGGCCGATCTTCTCGGAATGGGTTATATCTTGGATGATGGTGGTATTTATACCGATACGGCCGAATACACTCACATCATCTCGGAGTGTTCGAATGTTTCGATTGGATATCAATCAGAGCATTCAAATAAAGAAACACTCGATGTGAATCATGTTTTAAAGTTAAGAGATAAAATGATCTCAATCCAATGGGATCAAATTGATCTCACAAAAGAAAGAGAGCCTCAAGAAAAGATCTCAAAATGGGATTATTATTATCCGAATGATATTGGATCAACTTCTTATGAAGATCTAAAATATTTGGATTATCGGTCACTTTTGGAATTTGTAAAAAAATCCGATCCAAAAGATCTTGCGATTGTGATTGAGGATCTTGTGGCTCAAATGGCCTATTATGAGGATACTATTAATGATCCATATTATTCAAATGATGATCCGATTGATCGCTTGGATCAACTTCCATTTTGATCGAAATATCTATTTGCAGCATAAAGGCCTCGTTAAGAGGCTTTTATATTTAATTAAGGATCTACTATCAACTCAACAAAAAAGATCGCTTTAAAGTCACCTTATGTCATTTTAAATGGTATTTTGTCACCTATAAATGCAAAATATTATTTAAAATCACACAACCAGGCAAAAACTTTACTCATTTTTGAATCAAATATCGACTTCCTATCGAATCATCGAAGATCAATCAAAAAGGGATTATTTAAGGCCAAATATTCAAATTACATTGAAACAACTCGATCAACTTTTCAAGATCAATTTTCGGATCGGCCATTGATGATTTTAGATGCTATTTATCATGGAATTGGTGGCGATCTTCGGATCAATCTTGGATCGTTTGACTATCATTATCTTTCAAGGCCTTATGATCCATGATGATAATGATTCTTATTCTCAATTTTATATTTTTCCAGGCTATATATATTTCAGCGATTTACTTCTATAAAGTTACACGGTAAAAATCGGATTTACTTCTGTTTTTCCACACGGTGAAAATTGGATTTACTTCTTTTTGGATTTACCAGTCATTGACAAAGCGATAGCTACAGCTTGTTTTTGTGAAGTTACTTTTTTAGGTGATTTACCAATATTTAACTCGCCTTTACCATATTCTGACATCACTTTTTTAACTTTTTTAACTGCTGCTAATTTTTTCATATTTTATCCAAAAAAAAAGCCCTTTATTTACAAGGGCTTAAATGTATTACGGAGAGTATGGGCGAGACTATCCCAACAACAGAATTATAGCATAACTAATATACCTTTGTCAAGCCACTATACGCCTTGTAGCTATAGATAATAGATTATCAAAGGCAAGTCCTAATTGGTACTCATAGTCATCGTATTTAACAGTTTTAAGGTATCTAGCATACACTGCATCTTTTTGGTCTCTAGGTAAATTGTTTATAATGACATCAATAGTTCTAACATTACTCATATCCATAGAAGATACCATGTCTTCAAAAGCTTCGCTAGTAGATTCACCACCACTAATCATGCCCAGAGACTTACTTGGATATCCTAACTTGTGACTAGGTGTGTGCATCCATAAGGCCCAGTCGTCAAGTATCTGTTTAAGTCTGTCTATGTGCATTTATTCCTCACTTGAGTTAATGTAAATACCTTTAATCCTATCACTAAAATCTGGCATAGGATGATATATTTCTTGTAACATTGAAACTTTTACTTTAGAAAATACATGAAACCTACCTTCTTTGTTAATATTTAATAACTTTTCTGCGTGCATGTTGTATAACACACCTTGAAGTTTTCTTGTTTCAGTTTTTAAGGCATTAGCTATTTGTGGTATAGTTAATTCATTGTCGCTAATAACTTCTAAAATATGAATGCGAAACTTTTCTAAATTAACTGATTGACCGTATACTTCGTATTGCCTTCTATGTGGCTTCATGATACATCCATGACTTTACATTCCCATTTCCTACCATTCTTAATCCATCCGTGAATATGTATTTTCATTCCACTCTTACGAACCATTCCTACATGTTCACTGTCTGCAATTTTATTAGCCCTTGCTGACATGTTGCTAGCAGTGGTAGTTTGCACTGCAAGTATCTCACCTTCTTTTACTGCAAGTAAATCTATAAATCCAAACATATCCTGTCTAATTTTAGCGAAAGCATTCCATTGTTCTGTAATTGCTACTAGGTATCCATCTGCTCTTAACTTCTTAAGGCTTAACTGCGTTGGGCTTGTCGCCATCAAATTGACTTTCGTTAGGTTTAGATATGCCATCTATAAAACGTTTTTCTACTTCACCTGTAGATTTATTTAATTCATATTCATAATCTTTTTTAAATATTTTATTCCAATTGTTTTCTGCTTCTTGTTCAGAAATTAACAATGGTCTTCTTGTAGATCCTTTACCCATCTAAATCTCCATATTTTTAAATATATGTGCTATAACATCAACAGTCCATCCATTACCTAAATGATGTGCAGCCTGGTTTCTATTCAAAACTTTTGTATACCCTTCTGGAATAGTCATACATCTTTCTAATTCTGTTTGTGTCATATATCTACAACTTTCTTGAGGAAGGTTTGGGTCTTCAAATACAAGAGTTGTAAATCCTGTTTTCCTATATCTACGAACCATTTTATCTTTACTTGTTAAAGGTCTTGAATCTGAAGATAACAAAGCTCTAGCTTTTTCCCTGTCTGTATATCCACTTTCAAGAATATTTTGTAATTTAATATTTTTATTTTGTGGTTGATTTACGTTAGGTATATTAGTCCAATATAATCTATTTCTTAATGCAGCGGATACTAAACTACTATTAATTCTAATTGGCTCTACACCAAATAATTTACTAATAACATTTTTATCTTCTTGTTTCATACCGCCAACATTTTCAAATAAAAAATATTTTGGTTTTGTTTCTTGGAACACTCTTAAATATTCAAAAAATAAAGAAGACTTTTGTCCAGCCAATCCTGTTCTATTTTTCATAGCTGCTGATAAATCTTGACAAGGAGATCCACCTATTAATAAATCAATTCCTTGAAAATCATTCCCATCACATTTAAATACATCTGAATAATAATGTGAATTAGGATAATTAGATTTAGATACTTGCTTTGCTCTTTCGTCTATTTCAAAAGCATGGTACTCACAATCAATACCTAATCTATCTAAAGCAATTCTACCACATGAGATACCATCAAATAAAGACAAAACTTTTATCATTTTAATTCTAAATAATTTTTATCAAATAACCAACCAATTGTTTTACGATGTGCTTGTTCCCAAGCTTCTACTTTTTCATTTTTATTTAGTTCTTTATGATTATCAATCATATCATGGCAAGTATAGCAGAGGCTAGCAATGCGATAATCGTGAGATTTAATTCCAGTGCCTTTGCCGTCTCTTTGTTGATTAGAGTGAGAAGCACATACAGTACCGTCTTGCTTTCCACACATAGCACAAGGAAACTCACGAACTAATTCTAACAACTTTTTGTTTCTATAATTACTCATAACTCCCAACTCCAACCTAATTGACTAGCCCATTGCTCAATGCGTTCTTGATACTCTGTCATTTCTTTAGTGTTAAGTTTAGTAGTGGACTTAACTAACTCAACTGCATTACCTGCAATTTCAGTTTGATAACGTAAAAACTTATAGCCCATCAACTCATGAATAGTAGTTGGATCTTCACCTGTGTAATTAGCAACTGAACCGTACAACGACCAAAGTCTTTCATTTTGTTCAAGTGATCTTACAACTTTTTCTTCAGTAATATTCACACGCCACCTTTTAGTTAAATCAAGTGCCTTAATTTTTATTAGTAAGTTTTCGTAATTGTATTTCGTCAAAACGAATCGAATCATATTTGTCATCCCATCCTTTAGATTTAAAAGTAACACCGTCTTTAGATGTTGCTTTGTAAGTGGCATCATCACCATATAATTTTTGAACATATTTTATAAATTCATTTATTGTCATCGTGGTGATTCTTTATATTTTAATCCTTTAGGGTCAAACCAAAAAGAAAACTTACCTTCGAACTGATAGTTACGCTGCTTCTGTACAAACACCATGGCATCTGGAATCTTCTTTAATTCATCTTCTGTCTTTTCATTATTCTCTACTTCACGTTCTTTATTTCTATTACGCCAAACGCAAATAATGTTATCGCATAAGTTTCGTATATGTGATGAACCAAGAATGTGAGTAGCATCTGGAATCTCTGATTCATCTGCCATCTTTCTTGTATGTGCCACCAAGAATACATGAATTTCTAAATCTCTACAAGTGACAGCAAGCCTATCTATAAATAACTTTTGCTTCTCATAATTATCTTCTGAAATATCTGACATCTTCATCAATGAGTCAATCACAAATACTTCTACACCTAAAATGTGTTTTCCCCAATACAATGTAGCTATCATATCTGCACTAGATGTAGAACCCATCTGGTCATAGATATATAATTTATCTTTTGCACGTTCACAAAATTTAGTTATAAATTCATCTGTAGGTTCTGGTGATCCTAAAGTTTGTGTAACCATACGAGCCAATGTTAATACAGGCCTCATTTCTAAACTAGATACAAGACATTTAGTTCCCTGTGCCATAAGAGACAATATAACTTGTGATAACCACATAGACTTACCATGACCAGATACTCCTGTCAATATAGTCAACTCACTTGGTCTTACCCTAAATGAATCTTCCGTTTTAATAAAGCCCAACGTTTTGCCACTATGTATTTCAGTGTTAAAATATCGCAGCACGTCATCAATAAATACAGACGTATCTTTAACCTTAAATTCTGCATGAGCATATTCCTTTTGTTGATAGTAATCAGTAATAACAGACTGATTAACTGTTAATGACTCCATAGCATCACCTAGGTTCATAGTGCGTTATCCCATACATTTCGTTTAGGTGCGTTATCATCTTCCCATCTTTCTTGGTTAATGTAAGTTAATGGTGCTGGATTAAATCCTTCTTTCCATGACTTACTTTGCTTCATACTTTTTACATGAGAAATAATCTTATCTGCAATCTTATCTAAACCATTTCTTTGCCATTTAGTTTCACATGGCTTTCTACCTACTTTTCTATTAGCTGGATATTCTTTCCAAAAATCATTAAATCTACTAGGCAACGATATATCTGTCTCTCTCTCTGTCTCTGTAACCCCACTTTGATAGCGTGATGCTAGCATGATGCTATCATTATCAATAAGCCATTGATTTAATACAGATAAATGTTTATTCAATTCATCTTCTGATATTTGCAAGCGAAATGCTAGCGTTCTGCTATCAGGTAAATTTCCATCAACATCTTCTGATGCAATCAACCAAATATTTATTAAAACCCAAGCACTTTTACTATCTTTTAATGCAAACCAATCTGGATTTTTTAACAGATCGTTATGTACTTTAATCCAGGGAGGACATCTATTATTATAATGCTGAAATTTTTTCCAGTTCCTAGGCATCATTAGTAATACCTCCAGATTGTTTAGCAAGAATATCTTTTATCTGATATGCACGCAACTCTGGAATAGGTTTATCTAAATTTTTAGACCAATGCTGCACGGCCTGTCTTGTTAGACCTAATGCTTTTGCCATTTGGTACTTTGTTTTAAAATATGAAACAGCCTCTTGATACGTCATTTTTATCTCCTTTATTTAACGTAAAGGCATATTAACAGGTATATAAATTATAGTCAACTAATATAAAAGTCGGATAAATACCCCTATATTAAAATATTTGTTGACTTTAAAATTGACTAGGAGTATAGTGGTTGTTCTAGTTTAGGAGCAAAAACAATTGCAAAAAAAGTTTACACAAAAGTTATATTATGTGATAAAGTGGTTTTTAGTAATATTTTGGGGATATTTTATATGGAGAATAATTTAAAACATATATCATTAATTCTTTCTGATCTTGTAAAAGAACTTAAAGAAGACAATGACAAATGGGAGATAGCAAATGAGTCAAAGACAACATTACGATCAAGTAATGATGGAACAACATCAACAGGAGAGCAAGATGAGCATACACAGTAAATTAATGAAAGCAAGATTAAAGTTACAAGTAGCAGACCTTAAAAAGTCTGGTCATAATAAGTTTGCGGGATACAAATATTTTGAGTTAGGTGATTTTTTACCTACTATTCAAGAGATTTGTAGTGAGGTTGGTATCTGTGGAACAGTAACATTTTATACAGATATTGCAGTTTTAACTGTTACAGATATAGATGATGCTACACAATTTATTGAGTTTAAATGCCCTATGTCAAGTGCTGCTTTAAAAGGTTGCCATGACGTTCAAAATTTAGGTGCAGTTCAAACTTACTTGCGTAGATATTTATGGACTAATGCTTTTGAGATTGTGGAGCATGATGCTATTGATTCTAGTGCAGGTGCTGTGATTAATATGAAAGATACTAAAGCGGAGGACTTTATCTAATGGAACAAAGATCAGAAGAGTGGTTTCAAGCACGACTAGGAAAAGTTACAGCTAGTCGTGTGGCTGATGTACTAGCAAAGATTAAAAGTGGTGAATCTGCGTCTAGACGTAACTATAAAATTCAGTTAGTAAGTGAAAGGCTTACAGGTGAAAGACAAGAAACATATATTAACCAGGCAATGCAAGATGGTATAGATAGAGAAGTATTTGCTAGAGATAAATATGTTCAACAATTTGGTGAAGTAAAAGAAATAGGATTTGTAAAACATCCTACTTTGGAAGCTGGTGCTAGTCCAGATGGTATGGTAGGTGAAGATGGTATTCTTGAAATTAAATGCCCAATGGGAAGTACACATACAGAAACATTAATGACACAAGATGTTCCTAGTAGGTATATACCTCAAATACAATTTCAACTTTTATGTACTGGTCGTAAGTGGTGTGACTTTGTAAGTTATAACCCAATGTTTCCACAACATTTACAGATTTTTGTAAAACGTGTAGAAGCAGATTTAGTATACCAAAAAGAATTAGAGTCAGAAGTTAAACAGTTTTTAAGTGAAGTAGATATTATTATTAATAAACTTAAGGAAATTAAATGAACTTTTTAACGGAGGAACAAAAGCAAAGAATTAAAAAATGTTATAGTGGTATAAGTGCTGATGCGTTTGTTGAGTTAAAAGTAAGACAACAAGAAACATACATGAGCAGATTAGATTTAGTATTAGATAAGATTGTAAAAGAAAGTCCAGATTTATTTAGAGGTTCTTTTGTTAAACAAGTAATGTTAAGGAGCAAATAATGGCAGAGCAAAAATATGATAATACAAATACTTTTACGTTATTTAAAAATGACCAAGGAGATAACCCTAAAAAACCAAATTACACTGGAATTTTAAATTCTGAAGGTGTAGAGTTTAGGATTGCTGGTTGGATTCGTGAAGGTAAAAATGGTAAGTTTATTAGTGGTACTGTTCAACTCAAAGATGGTGACGTTAAGCCTAAAACAGTTGAAATAGATGAAGATGTACCTTTTTAACGCAAAAAGGGGTTTAAAGCCCCTTTCTGTGTGTTTTAGAACTACTTATTCATAACATACATAGTTACTTCAAAGCCAAAACGCATTTCAGTTGCTGATGGTGTTGTCCACATAGTTTGCTCCTTGTTTATGACATACAAAATTGTTTGTCTAGCAAATTATGCGTATTTTGCAACACAAAAGCAAGCAATAAACATTTATATTGACCTAATGAAAATATGGAGACATTATGAAAGAAGACATTGTAGATTTTGATAGCGATAATACATTGGCCGAAACTAGCGAAGGTAAGCTAATGATTGCTATGCTGCAACAAGCGGTATTAGATGCTACATACAAAAAACCTAGGTCAAAAAATGTAGAAGCCACAAAAAGCATGACAAGTAAAAACAGAGTTGCATTAAGAGACCAAGAAGACGCTATTAGGTGGTTATTTGATGATAATGATGTTTATGAAATGTGTTGTAATATAGCTGGTATTCATAAAGAAAAAATAAGAGCATTAGTTGCAAAAACAGTTGGTGCTGAAATTGTATACCCACTTGTATCTAAATGGTATATAGCATAATGGATATGAATAACATGGAATTAGATATTGCTTGTTATGCCACTGCGGTGTATCATGAGGTAAATACTCGTTCATTAGAAGAAAAGGTTGGGGTGATTAATGTTATTCGCAATAGGTTGCATAGTGGTCGCTGGGGTTACTCTGTATGTTCTGTCGTTTATGCTAATAATCAGTTTGCTGTGCAAGACGAAACCCACCATCCAGTTAATGAAAGGGCGTATTTGGAGACTAAACTTTTGGTTATTGATACGGTTATTTTGCATAAACATACTAACCCAATTGCAGATGCTTTATATTTCCATGATGACTCGATACCGCCAAAAAAAGAATGGTTTGGTAAAAGAAAAAAAACCCACATAGGAAGGATGGTATTTTATTAATGAAACCTATAGCATGGCTTGTAGAAGAGTTTGATAGTACAGGTGTACTTGTATGGTCTGGTCTTATGTCGTCTGAACCTAAAGAAATGTCATGGTTTAAAGACCTAAAATCTAAATTGCATAATGTCACAATAACTCCTCTTATAGCAGATACAAAAAATATTGTTAAAATAACTAATGCAAAGAAGTATGATAGTAAAAAATTAACGGAGGCTAACAGTGGATTATAAACCACTCACACAAGAACAAATAATTGGTGCATATAGCAAAGCATTTCCAACACGATATGAGCCAATGACCATAGATAGAATGATAATGTTTGCTAGATTAATAGAAGAATTACATGGGGTAAGCCATGTACACTAAATTAGATGACCAAAAAGATTCTAAAAAAATGAATGAATATATGGTATTAAATACTCAATGTTCTATTAAAGAATTGATGAGGGTTTTTAAGACTAGCAAAAAAAGATTAAGAGGGTTACAAAGTGATGGTTATTTAGTCTTGCCAAAAATAACAATACAAGATATAGTGAGCAAAAGAAAACCTAGGAATTACATTTCTGTAAGAGTGGGGAGGGAAGAAGGCAGATGGATAGGATATTAAAACTTATTGATTGGATTATATGGTTGTTAATATTAGTTAGTATTGCTGCATTTATTTATGGTATATTTCAAGTTATTAATTTAATGTTTATAAGGGGATAGTTATGGTTGATATGATTAATAGACCACCGCACTATTTACAAGGCGGTATAGAGGCAATAGATGTTATTGCTAGTCGTTTAACAAAGGAAGAGTTTATTGGGTATTTAAAAGGATGTAAGATGAAATACGATTTACGTTATCCGTTTAAAAGTTCATTTGAACAAGACCTTGAAAAGTCTGAATGGTATAAGGATAAGTTACTAGAAGTAATGAAAGATGAAGTAGCTGTTAATCCACCAGAATTAGAAGCTATGTTAGGAAGAGTTGATGATGAATAAAATATATATTATTTTTATTATAGTATTAACTGTTTTAGCTATCTATTCAACAGAAAAAGCTATGGCTGATTCTACAACAGTTGTTAGCCCAGATGGAAATGTAACAATATGTACTAGGACTAAAGATTTAGTTATTTGTTCTTAATCATCTAGTTCTGGTACTTCTGAATATACGGTAAGCCCATCACCACTAATTTCGATGTGGCTTCCGTCATCCAGTATTAAAATAAGCACATCTTCACCATAGTAGGATTCTGCTTCTACTATCATTTTACCTACAATGTGTTCACATAATTTTTCAATATTCATTATTAACCTTAAATAGTTACTACAGATTCTTTTGTAATTTTTTCACTTTTAACACTTCTAGCCCACGAACCACAATCTTGACATTGGAATCTTTGGTATACAGCAGTCCTACTTCTTTGCGTACCTCTTGAATTTAATTTGCGTGATGCACAATTAGGGCAACATACATTTGCGGAATACGCATTATGATTTGGATGTTGTTTAATCCATCCTTTGAATTTATCGTAGACCTTTTCAAGTAATATAACATCATTCTTATTATACTCTTCCATTGTCTTCCATGCTTTACGGTCATCATTCATACACTTTAACCATAGGGCATGACCCTCATGTGCTGTTTTAGCACCAAGCCCTAAAGCCTGTGATACATAGTCTAGTTTATTAGAAACAAACCTAAACTGCCTTCTTGCTACTTGAAGTAAATCTATCTGTTTAGAGGGTGCTGGAGGAGGCATACCAGAGAGTAAAAACTCTTTATGTAGTATGGGGATGTCAAACCTAGAACCGTTGTAATGGACTATGGCATCAGCTTCATCAAGAAGTTTATGCACAGAGTCTAACATCTTTTGTTTACCAGATTTTTGAATGGAGTCAAACATGATTTTAGATTCACCATACCACTTGGCTGCATAGCATAGAGTATAGGATGATTCTAGTAATTGGTTTATAGAAATGTTTTGGTCAAAGATACCCCAGACATGAGCAGTATTTGGTGCTACTTCAATATCAATAAGTAAGATTTTCATAGTAGTCTCTAGTGTTTAGATAAACTATTATATACTATAAATCCTAAAAGCAAGAGTAATACATACTTTAAATGGTCAATAGCACAAAGTAAATCACAGATTAAATACTCTACCATATTTTAATAGTTGCTGTTTTATCTTCTTTAAGTTTATTAAAAAACACATCATATGCTAATTTAGAATTTCCTATGAAATCTTTACCTGCATATGTATGACCTAATAGAATACATCCATCTGTGTCTTTAGATGTATTACCAGAGTGTATTCGCACCCCTGTAAAATTAGGCACATTTAAAATATGAGGCATAGGCTTGCCAAATCTAGCAGAGTCATCAATAATAACATCGTAAGTCCCAGCAGGAATAGCTGTTTGTCCATTTACTTTAGCTCCCTTTCTAACTACGTCTTCTAGGGTGTAACAGAAATAAACATTG